AAAGACTGTCATCCGGGCGGGTCAAAAGATAGTGGACCCTCCGCTATTGATCGCTGATGATGGTGTTGTCTTCCCGGTCAATACCACTCCTGGCGGGACAACTTTTGCCCGTTTGGATGGCAGACAGCAATCACCTGTCCAGCCGCTGCACACCGGGGCCAGAGTTGATATTGGCTTTGAGATGATGGAGCAGCGGAGAAAGCAAATAAATGATGCCTTCCTGGTCACACTTTTCCAAATTTTAGTTGAAACTCCCTCAATGACGGCCACTGAAGTTCTGCAAAGAGCGCAGGAAAAAGGTGCGTTGCTGGCTCCAACAATGGGACGCCAACAATCTGAAAGTCTCGGACCCCTGATTAACCGGGAATTAAATATCCTTTCCAAGCAAGGCGTATTGCCGCCACCTCCAGAGCTTTTAGTTGAGGCAGAGGGCGAATACGAGGTTGAATATGTCTCCCCACTATCCAGAGCCATGAAGGCTGAAGAGGGTATAGGCATTCTCCGGACCCTGGAGATGGTGCAGCCGATTGCCGCAATGGATCAATCGGTCATGGATAACTTCGATTTTGATGAAATTACTCGCATTCTTGCCGACACTAACGGCGCTCCGCAGAAAATACTCCGGCGGGGTGAGGAGGTTGAGGACTTGAGGCAGCAGCGGGATCAGCAGCAGCAGATGGCCGCAATGATGCAAGCAGCCCCTGGAGTAGCAGATACAGCTGAGACAGTGGCAGGGATAGCTCAACAAGCGCAACAGTAAAGGACAAATCCGGGAATGAGTAAGGAACAAAGCAAAGTCGCTGGTGAGATCATGCAAGCCTACCGGGATATTTTTCTCTATACCCCGCAGGGCAAGGTGATTTTTAACGACATGATAAAAGCCTCGGGGCTGCTCTTAATGAGCGGATACCGGGAAGACAGTGAACTCCAGCACATGGAGGGAGCAAAGGATATGATCCGCAGGATTATATCTATCCTCTCAATTGATGAGGAACAATTGGTGGCAATGGCCACTGGAACCGCAATAGAAACAGGAGATGACGAAGATGGCTGATATAGAAGGGTCCGCAGGTGCGGGTAACTCGGAAGTATCGTCACAGTCTTGGGATCAAGGCTTGGATGACTACCGGGAAACAATAGACGCTAAAGGATGGACCTCATCCGGAGACGTTTTAAAGTCATATACAGAACTTGAAAAGGCTGTTGGTTCGGATAAAGTTGTCCTTCCCGGGGCTGAGAGCAACCAGCTGGAATGGGAAGGCTGGTCAAAATTAGGAACCCCGGAGAATGCCGCAGATTATGCAATGGCAGCGCCGGATGGTTTTGAGCAATACGATGACGGTCTGGCCACTGATATGCGCCAAGTCTTCCATGACGCCAAGCTGACCCCGGCTCAAGCGCAGTTAGTCCATGATAAATTTGTGGAGCGTATGATTGGCACCGCTGATGGCCAGATGAATGAAATGGCTGACAGCCAGCAACAAAATGAGGAAACTCTAAAAAGAGAATTTGGTACCGCCTTTGATGAGCGGGTTGCCGCAGCCAAGCGGGGCATCTCCGAATATGGGGGTGATGACCTGATGGGCAAACTTATCAATGCAGGACTTGGTTCTGATCCGGATGTCATCCGGGCCTTTTCCAAAGTTGGCATGACACTGAAACAATCCGGACAATTTAAAGATGCTGAAAGTTCCGGAAAATTTGGGACCACTCCTGAAGGTGCTAGAGAAGAGATTGCAGGGTTGAGATCAAACCCAGCGCTCTATGACAAATCTAGCGCGGAGTACAAAGTCCTGAATGAGAAATTGACGCGCCTGACGCAACAGGCGTTTCCTGACGCTGGGTAACCTTAACGGGTCCAGAAGAGACAGCTGGAGAGACAGCATTCGGGTCCGTTAGCGGGTAACCCTTTAAACTTTCCCTTTAACTTAGATGGAGGATAGACAAATGTCTGTTCAAATCACCACCGCCTTTGTGGAGCAATACAAAGGCAACGTGGAGCATCTGGTTCAGCAAAAGGGTTCTCGCCTTCGTGACAAAGTTTCGGTTGAAACCGTCACTGGTAAGAATGCTTTTTTTGAGCAAGTGGGTTCGACTAATGCGCGTCAGCGTACAACTCGGCACCAGGATACTCCCCGTATGGACACTCCGCATTCAAGGCGGCGTGTCTCATTGATCGACTATGATTGGGCTGATCTCATTGATGATGAAGATCGGGTTCGCATGTTGATTGATCCAACAGGTCCCTATTCTGTTGCGGCTTCCAATGCTATGGGCCGCGCAATGGATACAGCAATTATTGATGCTGCTGACGGCACTGCCTTCACTGGCGTTGCTGGCGGAACCTCAACGTCATACGCTGCGGCTAACACGATTGATGTCCAAGTGGGCATCTCTCCGGCTGCGGACACTGGCTTGAATGTTGGTAAACTTCGCGCTGCCAAGCAAGTCCTTGATGCCAATGAGGCAGAGGATGATGGCCGGACTATGGTCATTAATGCAAAGCAGCTTCAAAACCTATTGGCAGAAACTGAGATTACTTCCTCAGATTATGCTGCGGTCAAGGCGCTTGTTCATGGAGAAGTGAATACGTTTCTAGGCTTCGATTTTGTCCGGACAGAACTTATTGAGGTGGATGCAAATTCAGATCATAAAGTGCTATTCTGGCAACGCATGGGGATGAAGCTGGCAATTGGCAGTGAACCTCAAGTGAAAATCTCTGAGCGGGATGATAAGAACTATGCCACTCAGGTTTTCGTTTCAATGAGCATTGGGTCTACTCGCATGCAAGAAGAGCTTGTCGGGTACATCGAATGCGATCCAACATAGGAGGACTTAGAGATGGCTGTAGTTAATCTTAAAGGTTCGCTGAATATGACGGACATTGATGCCACTCCGCGAGTTTTGTCCGATCCTGGACATGCTGGTGGTACGGTAAGAACTTGGATTGATACTGTTGAAGTTGGAGCGGCTGATACTGCCTCCTCAACTTATTTGATGGCTCGTTTGCCTTCAAATGCGGTTATCCTTCCACAATCAACTGTATATTGGGATGACTTGACCACTACGGGTTCCCCAACGGTTGATATCGGCGTTTACAACATGTCTGGAAAAACCGATATTACGGATGATCCAGATGCCCTTTCAAACGGGCATGATGTAACGTCAGCGGGTTCGGCGTCCTTGATCACTCAAGGCGCTTCAATCAGCACTTATGGCATCCCTCTCTGGGATCAAGTGGCCTCTCAGACCACTGATCCAAAAACAGATTTGGACGTTAAGCTGAAACTTGTTGATGCTGCTGTTGTAGGCGGCGGATCAATGTCGGTTGTAATTTATTACACCGAATAAGCCAAATGGGGGGGGGTGTTTAAACGCGCTCCCCTTTATTTTTTAGGAGGGTACGTTGGAACATCCAACCGGGAAAATACCAGAGAAAGTAATACTTGTTGGGCTAGGCCCTTCAAAGTCAGAATACATGGACATAATGGCGTCAGATGCCGTTGTGATAGAACGGGATGAGGTTTGGGGCGTCAATGCAGCCGGAGCCGTCATCAACGTGGATTTAAGTTTTGCAATGGATGACTATCTGACTTGCGTCAATAGAACCCCAGCATTTGCAAAGTGGTTTGAAACTGCAAAGGAACCTTTTTTTACTTCGCAACCAAGAAACCCCAACGCGCTGGCATATCCTCTCCAGGAGGTATTAAGTATGCCGGGAGCCAGACCATACTTTAATGGCTCAGTATCTTACATTGCAGCCTATGCTGCTTTAATTGGTGTAAAGGAATTAACAATTTTCGGGTGTGATTATCTCTATGGTGGGATGGGGAGGATGCACCCTCGGCAATCTGAGACGGTGGCCAGATATATGGCTTGCATGTCCTGGTGGCTCGGCTTCTGTCAAGCCAAGGGAATGGGCGTTGTCATTGCGCCATCATCCCCGCTGCTGGATGCGGACCTGAATTTGCTAGAACAATTTTATGGCTATATCGTTAAACCATTTATTCAACATGCCAACGCGCCAGACAATAATTTGCCGGATCATCTCGGCGGCTCCTTTGGGCGCTGCCACATTGACCAAGGCGCTCTGGCCCATGTCCGGGAGAAATTCGGGATAAAGTCCATTGTAGACATTGGCTGCGGGACCGGAGGAATGGTTGAGGTGGCACATGACATGGGAATGGATGCCTACGGGATTGATGGGGATGACAGTCTGGAAAGACGCGCTCCAATTATGATCCATGATTTTAGCAAAGGCGCTGCGCCAAAGTTTAAAACCAAACCTGATTTGGCTTGGTCTGTTGAGTTCCTTGAGCATGTTGATGAGGATTACCAAGACAATTATATGAGGGCGTTTAAACAGTGTAAGTATGCGCTGATAACTTTTGCCCCTCCCGGCACTCCCGGCCATCATCATGTTAATTGCCAAGATGACGGATATTGGGTTAAAGTTTTCAGGAAGTACGGTTTTGAGATTGATGGAGAAACCACCTCTGAAGTCCGAAAAATCTCCACAATGGGGCGAGACTTTATGAGAGATAACGGGTTATTTTTTAAAAAAAAGTAGGTGCTAAATGGCAACATCATTCGTTCAAATTGCAAACAGGGCCATCACGTTTTTGGGTGGTGATGTTATCACTGCGCTTACTGATGACACCAAAGAGGGCCGCACTGCAAACCGGCTCTATGAGCAAACCAGAGACCAGCTGCTCCGGGATCACGCCTGGAACTTTGCCATCAAGCGGGTCCAGATTGCAGCCAATACGACTGCCCCAGTTTTTGAATATACTAATGCTTATGATTGGCCGTCAGACTGCCTCCGGATTATTGAGGTGGACACTGCGGAAGAATGGGCTGTTGAGGGGCGCCAGATTGTCACTGATGAGGGCGCTCCCCTGGATGTCATCTATGTCCAGAGCGTTACTGATCCCAGCTTATTTGATACTAAATTTATTGAAGCTTATGCGCTGCGGCTTGCAGCTGACATGGCGTTTGATATTACTGCCTCCCAGGCAGCAGCCCAGCTGGCTGAGACCAAATTTATTTCTTACATGAACGGCGCAAAAACGGTGGACGGGCAAGAGAGCCTCTCTGCCAGTGAACAATCCTGGCTGGATGCAAGGGTCTAATAATGGCAAGAGTTTCCACTGTACAAACCAATTTTACCGCTGGTGAACTTTCTCCCAAGCTACATGGGCGCGTGGACATTACCAAATATGCCAACGGCGCTGAGACGCTGGAAAACTTTATTGTGCAGCCGCATGGTGGCATCTCCCGGCGTCCTGGGACCCGCTTCATCAAGGAAGTGAAAACCAGCAGCGCTAAAACGCATCTGGTGCCTTTTGAATTTTCCACCACTCAGGCTTACATGATTGAGTTTGGTAACCAGTATATGCGCTTCTACAAGGACCAGGGGGCCATCCTGGAGGCCAACACCACCATCTCCGGGGCCAGCGCAGCCAATCCGGTTGTTGTCACCGACACGGGTCATAATTACTCGAATGGGGACGAGGTTTATATCTCCGGTGTTGTCGGCATGACTGAGTTAAACGGCAAATATTATTTAGTAAAAAACAAGAACACCAACGATTTTGAGTTGACGGATGTTGACGGCACTAACATTAATGGCTCTGCCTTCACTGCTTATTCATCTGCTGGCACCGCTGCCCGGGTTTACACTCTGACAACCACCTTTGTCACTGCTGATCTTCCAACACTTCAATTTGCTCAATCGGCTGATGTCCTCTATGTGGCTCATCCAAATTATGCACCAAAGAAAATCACCCGGACCGCTCACACCAGCTGGACGGTTTCTGACGTTTCTTTCACTGATGGCCCATATCAGACTGAAAATATTATAGCCACTACCATGACACCAGCTGCAACATCCGGCAGCGGGGTCAACTTGGCGGCTTCAGTAGTCACTGGAATTAATAATGGTGATGGGTTTAAGTCTACGGATGTAGGAAGATTGGTCAGAGTTGGTCATCAGGCAGCAGCTTGGGCTGCATCAACAGCTTATTCTGTTGATGCTATTAGGCGCAATTCCGGTAATGTTTACAAATGTATTAAGGCCGGAACCTCTGACGGCTCTGGCGGTCCAACCTCAGAAGGTGAGGAAATCGTTGACGCTACTGTAACCTGGAAATACTTAGCTGATGGTGGTATTCATTGGGGTTATGCAACGATTGCCTCATTTTCATCCACCACTTTGGTCACCATTGACATCACAACGGCTTTCGGCGGCACCTCCGCTGAAACTAAATGGGCGCTAGGTGCCTGGAGTGATACCACCGGCTATCCGGCTGCGGTGGCTTTCTATGAGCAGCGGCTGTTCTGGGCTGGCTCTGATGAGCAGCCTCAGACACTCTGGGGGTCAAAGTCTGGCGATTATGAAAACCATACGCCTGGAACCTTAGATGATGAGCCGGTGATTTATACTCTGGCCACTGATCAGGTCAATGTGATCCGCTGGCTTTCCCCTGGCAAAGTCATGGCGATTGGCACTGTTGGCGGCGAGTTTGTTATTTCAGGTTCAACAACGAATGATGCACTGACCCCGACAAATGTCCGGGTTGTGCGGGAAGGCACCCGGGGATCATATAACCACCGGCCAATCCGCATTGATAATGTTGTGCTTTTCATCCAGCGGCAACAGAGAAAGCTGAGAGAATTTGTTTACCAGTTTGAAAGTGACAGTTATCAGTCTCCTGATTTGACCATTCTATCTGATCAGGTTGGCAAAGGTGGCCTCTTGGAACTTGCTTATCAACAGGAGTTATCCACTGTTGTCTGGGCAGTCAGGGCTGATGGCCAGCTGGTTGGAATGACCTATCTCCGGGATCAACAGGTTGTTGCTTGGCACCGGCACAAATTAGGCGGCTCTTTCCAATCCTCTGCAACTCATGGCGTTGTGGAAAGTATTGGGATTATCCCCGGTTCCGGTGAGGATGAGTTGTGGATGATTGTAAAAAGAACAATCAACGGCGCCACTCGGCGCTATGTTGAATTTATGGAAAATGTTTTTGACCCTGATGAGGGAGAGATCAAGGCAGATGCTTTCTATGTAGACAGCGGACTGACTTTGAATACCCCTCTGACTATTACCGGCGCAACAGCTGCCAATCCGGTTGTCATTACTTCGGCTGCTCACGGCCTTTCGGATGGTGATCTGGTGGACATTACTGATGTTCTTGGAATGACTGAGTTGAATAATAACCGCTACAAGGTCATTGAAAGCGCCACCGATGCTTTTGAGATTATGTCCCAGGCCAGCACACCGGTTTCCGCAGTGACAAAAGCAAACCCCGGGTCAGTAACTGCTGTTGCTCATGGATTTTCAAGCGGTGATGATGTTGGCTTTCTCTCGGTTGGAGGCATGACGGAATTGAACGGCAACGGCTACACTGTCACCAAAGTTAATGCTGATACTTTTACCATTGGAGTGAACACCTCCGGATTTACAACATATGTTTCAGGCGGCGTGGCCCATCTGAATACCAATGGCTCCGCCTTCACAACCTACACCTCCGCTGGCAAGGCGCGGGAGGCAGTGGCAACAATCAGTGGCATGGATCACCTAGAGGGCGAAAGCGTTGATGTCTTGGGAGATGGCAACGTCTATGGGGCCAAGACGGTCACCTCCGGCGCAGTCAGTTCTTTTTCTCCGGCAATCAGTATTGCTCAAATTGGTTATGGCTACACCTCAACAATGAAAACGATGCGGCCTGATATTGGCGCAGAGGATGGGACATCCCAAGGAAAAACCAAGCGGGTGTTTGAAGTGGTGATGAGATTTGTGAATACATTGGGCGTCAAGGTTGGCCCAACAGCAGCGGAGCTTGATGAAGTCCAATTCCGGTCTGGATCAGACCCAATGGATAGTTCTCCTCC